CGCCGCCCTGCAATTCCCGCTCGACCCCGCCGACACGGCCGCCACAAAGGCCGTCATCCTCGGCGCCCGCGAGCGTCTCGGAGACGCCGACGTGCCCCCGGACGGCCGCTGGTTCGCCGTGTCCACCGACGTGGCGACCAAGGTGCTGATGGTCCCGGAGTTCACCAAGGTGAACGAGTCCGGCTCGGACCAGGCGCTCCGCCGGGCCGTGATCGGCAACCTCTACGGGTTCACGTTCGTGGAGTCCAACGCCCTCGAGGCGGGCTCGGCCGCCGCGTACCACACGTCCGGCATCGCGTTCGGCATCCGCGTCCCGGTCCGCCCCCGTGGCGCGACCGAGTCGGCGGCGCTGGTGGAGCAGGGCATCGGCCTCCGGCAGGTGTTCCAGTACGCCGCAGCGACGGCCCAGGACCAGAGCCTGGTGTCCACCTTCGCCGGCGCGTCGCTGGTGGCGGACGACAACCCGCCCACCGTGTTCCCGCGCATCATCAAGATGGACAGCGCGCTGGTCTGACCCCCGCGTTCGTGGGGCCCCTGGCGTGCAATGGACGGGCCGCCAGGGGGCCCCACGGCCCACCGTCACACCCATGGATCACCCGGGAGGAAGCCATGCCCATCACCTGGCGAGCACCTGCCACCGGACGGGAGTACACGCTCCCCGAGCCCGACGACGAACCTGTACGCCGTCCCCAGGCCCGCGCCAAGGCGATCGCCCGCATGGACGCGTCCTCGGACTGGCAGCGCGTCGAGACGCCCGACGCCGACGCTGGCGACGACGGCACCGCACCGGACGCGGGTAACCCCGCGCCGGCGCCACGCCCGAAGTCTGCCGACGTCCGGGCGTGGGCGCGGGAGCAGGGCATCGAGGTGGCCGAACGTGGCCGCCTGGACCCTGAGCTCGTGGAGCGGTACAAGGCCGCCCACGCCTGACCATGGCACTCATCACCACCGCCGAACTGTTCGCCCGGCCCGGGTTCGATGGGCTCGACTCCGGCCACGCTGCTGCGCTGATCGATGACGCGTCGGCGCTCGTGCGTCTGGCCGCGGCCCCGGAGCTCGACGCCGTCGAGTCCCCGGCCACGCCGCCGGCGGTGGTGACAGTGGTGGTGGCGATGGTCCGCCGCGGGTTCCGCAACCCGATGGGCCACACCCAGGAATCGCTGGGCGACTACGCGTACAGCGGCGGCAACAACGCGTCGCTGTACCTGACCAAGCGGGAGGCCAAGATCGTCCGCAAGGCGGCCGGGTTCGACGGCGCGCGGTCCGTCGAGATGGACGGCGTGCTCCCCGTACAGCCCTCGGAGCCCGTGGTGGGCGATGAGGCGTCGGTCCTCCCGTGATCGGCCACCTACTCAACCGCACGCTGGCCGTGTGGCGGCCCACCACGGCGTCGGACGGCGTCGGCGGCCAGACCGTCACTCTCGTCGCGGCTGGGCAGGTCCGGGCGATGGTGTCGCAGCCGACCGCGGAGGAACGGGCGGAGGCGGATCAGTGGGCGGCGGAGCTGTCCCACACCGTCCACCTGCTCCCCGGGGCCGACGTCCGCCGTGGCGACGAGCTGCGCGGCGCCGGCCAGGTGTTCCGCGTCCTCGCGGCCGTGAGCAATTCGCGGGACACGTACCTCAAGGCGCCGGCGTCGGAGCTGGCCCAACCCGAAGGAGACGCCAGTGGCTGACCTTGCGCTCAACACCATCCCGGTGGACGGCGGCGAGAACGACATGGACGCCGCGTGCGTGGCCGCGGCGGGCGGCGGCGACACCGCGCCCGTGGGCCCGGGCCGGTTCCTGTACGTCGCGAACGGGGACGCGTCCCCCCACACAGTCACGGTGGCCACCCCCGGCACCGTGTCCGGGCTCGACGTGGAGAACGCTGCCATGATCGTGGCCGCCGGAGACTCCGCCGTCCTCCCCCTGCCGCGCCTGTTCGCTGGCACCAACGGCCGCGCGGCCGTCACCTACGACGGCGTGACCAGCCTGTCGGTGGGCGTGTTCGAGCTGGGCCGCTGACCACGTGCCATGGGCCCACGTGTCCGAGGAAGGGCGCCGGCAGATCGCCGGCGAGACGTTCGACCGTGTGGTCGAGCTGCTCGACGCGGGCGAACGGGACGAGGCCAACCGCGTGCTGACCCACGCCGCCCACAAGGTGACGGCGCTGGTGCTGTTCGAGGCCATCCTCGATCGCGGCAAGGCGGTGGGACAGTGACCGCCCGCATCAAGGTCCATGGGCGCGGCCGGCTGCGCCGCAACGCGGCCCGGGCGGCCGTGCGCATCGAGCTCGCGTTGTCGGAGGCGGTGGAGGACGCGGTCCAGGCGATCGCGGACGACGCCCGCGACGCGGTCCCTGTGGACACGGGCCTACTCCAGTCCGACATCGAGGACGACGTCGACGCCGGCGGCCGGTCCGGCACCGTGGGCGTCTACGGCGAGGCGACCGAGTACGCGGAGCACGTCGAGCACGGCACCCGCTACCACGGGGACGCGCAGCCGTTCATGCTCCCCGCGGCCGAGCGCGAACGGGGCCGGCTCCCCGGCCGCGTCCGCAAGAACGTCAGGAAGGCGTTGTGAGCTCGACCGCTGTTCAGCCCTTCCAGGAGATCGCCCAGGCCGTCTACGACCGGCTCACCGGTGACGCCACGCTGATGGCCCTGGTGACCGGCGTGTTCGAGCACGTCCCGGAGGGCACCGCCCACGATTACGTGGCCATGGGCGAGATGCTCGCCACGCCGGCCAACCGCCATAACGGGTTCGGCCGGTCGGTCGTGTTCACCCTGCACGTGTGGACCCAGGCGCGCGGGTTCACGTCGGCCCGGGCGATCGAGGCCCGCCTGCTCGAGCTGCTCGACCACCAGGCGCTGGCCGTCCCCGGCCACCATGTGGTGAGCGTCCGGTACGAGTTCTCGCAGACGTTGACCGACCCGGCCCCACCAGGCGACATCCGCCATATCCCGGTCCGTTTCCGGATCACGACAGAGCAGGAGTAACCCACCATGGCAGGCAAGGACGGATTCGGCACCGAGCTGCGGCGCGGCGACGGCGGCGGCCCGGAGGTGTTCACGGCGATCGCCGAAAGCACCAACATCAGCGGCCCCGGCATCAGCCGCGAGGCCTACGACGTCACCACCCATCAGTCCCCGGACGCGTGGCGCGAGTTCATCGGCGGCCTCAAGGACGGCGGGGAGGTGACCGTGGACATCAACTACGACCCTGACGTCCACGACACGCTCGTGGCGGACTTCGAGGACCCGGACCCCCGCAACTACCAGCTCGCGTGGCCGACCACCCCGGAAACGGTCTGGTCGTTCCCCGCGATCCTCACCGGGTTCGAGCCCGAGGGCCCCCACGACGACAAGCTGACCGGCTCGCTGACCTTCAAGGTCGCCGGCAAGCCCACGCTCGCCTGATGGCCGCACCTCGCAAACCATCATCGCTCCACGACCTGATCCTCGCGGCTGACGACCGGCCGTACGAGGATGTGCCTGTCCCGGAGTGGGGTGGCGCGGTGGTCCGCGTGCGCGGCATGTCCGGCACCGACCGGGACGCGTACGAGGCCAAGAGCGTCGCGGTGCGCAAGATGTCCAAGGCCGGCGCCGACGTGGAGATGCGGCTCGCGGACTTCCGTTCCAAGCTGCTCGTGAAGTGCCTGTTCGACCCGGAGACGGACGAGCGGGTGTTTCAGGACAACGAGGTCCAGAAGCTGGGCACCAAGAGCGGACGGGTCATCGAGCGGCTGTTCGAGCTCGCGGGCACCCTGTCCGGCATGTCGGACGATTCGGAGGCCGAGGCCCGGGGAAACTCGCCGGCCGCCCCGAGCGGCAATTCTACTTCCGGCTAGCGGGCCACCTGGGCGGCATGACGGTCGCTGAGCTCCTGTCCCGTATGTCGGGCCAGGAGCTGACCGAGTGGGCCGTCTACGAGGACCTGACCGGGCCGCTCGACCAGGCCCGGCGCGGCGACATACAGGCAGGAATCGTGGCCGCCACCATCGCCAACGCCAACCGCGGCAAGAAGGGCAAGCGATTCAAGCCCCAGGACTTCGTCCCCAACTACGGGCCCAAGCCCGTCCTGACGTGGCAGGAGCAGCTAGAGGCGGTCGTGTCCATCAACCGTGCACTAGGCGGCGAGGACCGTAGGGCAAAGTGACCGTGGGAGGTGTTCCGTGACCAAGCTGGCCGAGCTGCTGATCGAGGTTGATATCGACGCCGATGGCGTCGGCATCGGCATCCGGCGCGCGGCCGACGACGTGGACGACGGGTTCGACCGTATGGAGAACCGGGCGTCCCGGGCCGGGCGCGGCATATTCAAGGCGTTCGGCAAGGAAATGGCGGTCACCGGCAAGCCGCTCGCGGTGCTGATCGGCACCGGGTTCTCCGCGCAACTACTGGGCACCATCGGCTCCAGCCTCGTGTCCGGGACGGGGAAGCTGCTGCACGGGTTCGGCGCATCGCTGGCCCTGCTGCCCGCTGCGGCCCTCGCGGGAGGTCTGGCCCTCGGGGCATTGAAGCTCTCGCTCGTGGGCGTAGGGGACGCCCTCAAGGCCGGCATGGCAGGCGACGCCGAGAAGTTCAACGAGGCGCTGGAGGGGATGGCGCCAGCGGCGCAGAAGGTCATCCGTGAGGTGGTCGGCCTCAAGGGCGAGCTGGACAGCCTCAAGAACACCGTGCAGGGCCGGTTCTTTGCGCCGCTGGTGGGCCAGGTCCGGCCGCTGGCGGAGGCGTACCTGCCGCTGCTGTCCACCCACCTCGGCGCCGTGGCCCAGCACATGGGCCGGGCGGCCAACATGGCCGGCGGGTTCCTCAAGATACCGGCGATCGCCGACAAGCTCGGCGTGGCGATGGGCCACGCGGCCACGTCGGTGGGTGACGTCACCAGCGCCCTCGCGTTCCTGCCGCAGATTCTGGTGCCGCTCGTGGCCGTGGGCGCCACGTTCCTGCCCCAGCTCACCGGCGGGCTGGAAGGCGCGGCGATGCGGCTCGCGTCGTTCATGCGGGAGGCGGAGCGGACGGGCCGGCTCCGGGAGTTCATACAGGGCGGAATCGACAGCATCCGGGAGCTGATCGATACCGCCAAGCAGTGGGGCCGGATCTTCGCCAACCTCGGCGCGGTCGGCGCGGCCGTGTTCGGGGGGATCGACCGGCCCGCGTCCGGACTGCTCGACACCATCGAGAAGCTGTCGGCTAAGGCCCGCCGGTTCGCCGAGTCAGCCCAGGGCGGCGAGGTGTTCGGCCAGGTCATGGAAGCCGCCGGCGCGGTGGTGGACTCATTCCTGGGCACCCTGCAACGCCTGCTGGGAATGCTCGGCCGCGTGTTCGGGCCCATCATGCCCCAGGTCCTGGAGTTCATCGAGGCGCTCGCCGATCTCAAGTCAGCGGTGCTCGACACGGGGTTCGACGCGCTCGAGCCCGTCCTGATGGCCCTGGGCGCGGTGCTCGGAGGTGTGGTGCTCCCGGCGCTCACCAGCCTGGCGCAGTTCCTCACGAACAACCGTCCGGTGCTGCAAGGCATCGGCATCGCCATCATGACGCTGATGGTGCCGGCGTTCGTGGCGTGGGCCGTGTCGGCCGGCGCCGCCGCCATTGCCACGCTGCTGCTGTGGGCGCCCATCATCCTGATCGGCCTGGCTATCGCGGCCCTCGCGGCGCTGGTGATAACGCACTTCGACAAGATCAAGGGCGCTATCTCGGCCGTGTTCAATTGGGTGAAGCAGAATTGGCCGCTGCTGCTTGCCATCCTCACGGGGCCATTCGGGCTGGCGGTCCTGGCCATCGCCCGCAATTGGGACTCGATCAAGGCCGGCGCGACCGCCGTCAAGAATTGGATCGTGGGCCGGTTCAATGACGTGGTGTCGTTCGTGACCGGGCTCCCCGGCCGTATCTCGTCGGCCGCGTCTGGCATGTGGGACGGCATCAAGATCGCATTTAAGGCCGCCCTAAACGCCATCATCAATTGGTGGAACGGCCTGTCGTTCACGCTCCCCACCATCAGCATCCCCGGTTTCGATCCGCCGGGCCCGGGCCCGTCCTTCGGCGGGTTCGACATCGGCGGCCAGACCTTCTCGACCCCCAACCTGCCGACGCTCGGCGAGGGTGGCGTCATCCGGTCACGGCCCGGTGGTGTCCCGCTGATCGCGGCGGAGGCGGGGATGGACGAGGCTGTCGTGCCGTTGCCCCGCGGCCTACGTCACATGGGCGAGGGCGGCGGCGGCCAGGTGGTCAATCACTGGCATGTCGCCGGTTCGATCCGCTCGGACCGTGACCTGATCCGGCTATTCCGCGACGAGCTCGACCGTGGCGGCCTCGAGGGGGTGCTCGCATGAGCCACGGGTTCCGGGCGGTCAACGCCGGGGAGGCGCTGTTCCTGGACAGGATCGTGGGCCTCGACTACACGCTCCGGCTGTTCACGAACGACGTGACGGCAGGGCTCACCGACGAGGAAATAGACGAGCTGGTGGTCGGCGATTTCACGCAGGCCACGTTCCCTGGCTACGCCGCGCAGACGCTGTCGGCGGGCGCGTCGTGGACGATCACCGCCGCCAACCCGTCAGAGGCGGTCCAGGCCGTTAAGACGTTCACCCGGTCGAGCACCGGCACGGCCCAGCTCGTGTATGGCCACTACTACACCGTCCCGGCGTTCTTTGGTGCCCTGGTGGCGTTCGAGCAGTACGACGCTCCCATATCGGTGGAGTTCATTAACGACGCCGTGCGCGTGATACCCACGCTCACCCTCGATGACGCGGAGGCAAACGTGGTCCCGACCGGTTCCATCCTGCCCTACGCCGTGGACTCGGCCGCCGACCCACCGGTGGGGTGGCTGTTCTGCGACGGGTCCGCGGTGTCACGGTCCACCTACGCGGACCTGTTCGCCACCATCGGCACCGCGTACGGGGTCGGCGACGGGTCGACCACGTTCAACCTCCCGGACGTCCGCCAGCGTTTCATTCTCGGCCAGGCGGCCTCCGGCACCGGCGTGAACGTGGGCGACACGGGCGGCGCGATAGATCACGTCCACGACCTGGACACCGCGTCGTCGCACGCCCAGCTCGCGATAGGGGTGGGCTCCCCCGGCACGTCCCGTGTCAACCGGCGGACCGGGGTCACCAGCTACGCGACCAGCCAGGCCATTACCAACGTCAACGCCGGGAACGACACCACCGCGACCACCACCGGCACCGCGCTCGCTGGCGACTCCGACACCGAGAACCCGCCGTTCGTCACCGCCTCCCACATCATCAAGACCTGAGCCTGAGCCGTGACGATCACCGACGTCGACCCCGGCGGCGCCCTCGAGCTCGGCGGCGCATCACCCGTCGAGTTCGTCCACGGGGCCCCCACGGCCCTGTCGGACATCGTCGTGGAGTGGGACCTGGACAATGACGGCGACTACGACGAGGCCGTGGAGGACGTCACCGCGTACCTGATCGCCGGGGAGACGCTCGCGGGCCGGGACTGGCCGTCCCACCTCACCGGCAAGGCCGGGCCCGGCCAGCTCCGTATGACGTTGCTCAACACCGACGACCGGTTCAGCTACCACCAGGCCAGCTCCCCGCTCAACGCCTCCCCGTTCTCTCTGCGCACCGGCCGCCGCGTCCGCGTCCGCACCGCCGATTCCACGCCCGTCGACCCGGTGCTGTTGGCCCGGGACCGGTTCAACCGCTCCGACGCGTCCTCGCTGGTGGCCGCCGAGACAGGCCAGGCGTGGACCGATCAGCTCAACTCCGGGTTTGACCTGGCGGGCCGCACCGCGGTGGCGTCCCCGGCGGGCGCGGTGTCCGCCAACACCGTGGCCACGCTCGACGTCGGCGAGACGGACCACTACGTGCAGGGCACCCTCCCGGCGTTCCCCAGCCAGCACAGCGTGGGCGTGGTGGCCCGCTGGGAGGATTCCAGCAACTACATCCGGGCGTACATGAGCGGCGCGTTCCATGTGGTCCTGGCGGAGACGGTGGGCGGCACCGCCTCGCTGATCGAGCAGAAACTGCACTCCCCGTCCCCGGGTATGACCATCGGCCTCGGCGTGTCCGGCACCGACGTCACCGTGTACCTGGCCGGCGTCCCCGTGATGACCGCCACCACCACGCTCACCGATGGCACCGAGGTGGGCGTGTACGGGTTCAAGGGCCCCAACACCGACCTGCTCCCGGCGGTCGATGACTTCCACGTGTGGGACCGCGTCGCGGAGCCGTTCGAGGGATGCCTGTGGACCGGGGTCGTGTCGGACGTCAAGGACGACCCGCGGCTCGGCGGACCCAAGGTGGTCACCGTGGAAGGGGAGGGGGTCCTCGCCCAGGCGGCCACCGACATACAGGCGCCCCGCGTGTTCCGGGAGGGCAACCTGGCGGGTCTACTCGCGGCGGAGGCGCTCGCCCGGGCCGGGCTCTGCAACCCGCCACAGCCGGCGTCGATGCATGAGGGGACCGTCACCCTCGGCCCCGTGGGCGTGAACGACGGCAGCGCGCTGTCCATCGCCCGGCAGGCGGAGGAAACGGAGCGGGGGTTCCTGCACGAGACGAACGAGGGCCATCCCGCGTTCCACGACGCAGCGGCGCGGGCTGCCGCGTCCTCGCAGGCGTGGTTCTCAGACGTGCCCGGCGTCGGACAGTTCGGCTATCACCAGCTCGAGCCGCTCGACGCCCGCCGGGAAGTCATCAACCGCGTAACGGCGGGGGTCGCGCCGGCCGCGCCCACCCTGTCCGGGTTCTTCGTCAGGACGGATAACACCGTCCTGGGCGGCACCAGCCATTGCGACGTGCTGATGCCCACCACCGCGGAGGGCCAGCTCCTGGTGGTGTTCATCCGCCGTGCCGCCCAGGCGAGCAACGTCAATTGGCTGTCCCCTATCTGGTGGATCGCTCACCGCCACGAGGACCCCGACGCCCGGCGCACACGCGTGTACTCGCGGCACTGCGACGGCACGGAGTCCGGGACCACCGTCCGGTTCTACACGGACTCCGGCGGCGCCGGCGGGGCGTGGGTCGCGCACATCTACCTGGTGGACGATTGGTACCGGGCGACCCAGGGCCTGGCGATGGCCAAGTTCACGGGGGGCCGCAACCCCGCCCAGCTCGACCACGGGTGGGGGCGCGTCGCCACCATGTACATCGCGTGCTACACGGGCTCCCACGGCGCCGGCACCGGGAGCGTGGTGGGCACCACGTTCCCCGACGAGTACGGGTTCGGTCAGACCAACGCGCAGACCACCACCGGCGGCGACGTGTTCGTGTCCACCGCCCACAAGTTCGATGTCGTGGACGCCGAGAACGCCGGGCCCTTCGCCGGCGACGACGATTTCGCGCTCGTGGAGTCCACCGTGTTCGCCATCCGTGGCTACAACGGCGAGCACGAGGCGCTCCCCACGATCAAGAACCCCAACCGCTTCGGGCCCTCCCCGGGCCGGTTCGTGACGGTGGACGATCACGACAGCCAGGCGGACCACAACGCCATCCGCTCGCACCGCAACGCCCCCAACCTGTTTGAGACGGAGGCGGCCGCCCAGGCCTACGGGGAGGGCGTGGTCACCACCTACGGCGACGATCGGCCCATCCTGTCGCTGTCGTTCTACGCGTCCAAGAACGAGGCCTACCGCCAGCAGGCTGTCCGCCGGCGTGTCGGCGACAAGATCACCGTCACCGCCGATGGCACCACAGGCCTCGGCATCGCCACCTCGGATTTCTTTGTGGAGTCCATCAATCACAGGTGGACCAAGGGGGACACGCTGTGGGAAACGACCTGGGAGCTGTCCCCCGCATGACCTGGAGGCACACGCCATGACCGCCCTCGCCGACATTCGCCCCGCCGGGCTCGACGTGCTGTTCCGCCCGGGGACCACCGTCACGGCCGTGTTCACCGCCGGCGCCGGCGAGCTGGCCGGCCGCACGTTCACGTCCACCTTGGACGCCGTGGCCCTGTCGGCCGTGGTCCTGGGCGACACGCTCACCGTGGTGGCCACCGCCGCGCAGACAGACGTCCACGTGGTGGGGGTGCCGGCCTCGTGGGAGCTGCTCGAGGACCTGGGCGGCGCGACCCCGGAGGTGGTCGCTCAGGGCACGTGGACCCCCAGCGATTCGCCCCAGGCGGTCGACGCCGTGGCGCTAGAGCTGGCGGTGGCCACCGTCACTGTGACGGTGGAGCTCGCGGGTGCTCAGGCGTCCATCGTGGCGTTGGAGGACACGCTGGTGCGGCCGGCGTGGACGATCGTTGCCGCGGCCGACGCGCCGGCGGAGATGCTCGCCCGGGCCGATGTGGTGTGCTCCGGCACCGACGACCAGGTGGAGCTCGAGGCGGCGCTCGCGCTCGGCAACGTGCAGTTGACCGAGGGCACGTACAGCGTCAACCCGATGGTGGAGGTGCCGGCGTCGGACCGGTGGCTGCGCGGCGCCGGGCCCCGCACCGTGGTCCAGACCGCGGCGCACGTGGCCGACACCGGGCCCGACAATTGGGGGACCATCGAGATCAGGGGCGCCGTCGGCGACCGGCTGGAGCGGGTCCTCGTGTCGGACCTGGTGGTCGACGGCAACCGCGCCGCGATCACCGGCACCCCGCCGGCCGTCGCGCTCGACTACGGCGAGGGCATCAACTGGCACGACGCCGACGACTGCCACGTGTGGAACGTCGAGGTGCGCAACGCCTACTCGGACGGGTTCGACTTTGACGACACGGACCGGTGCACGGCCTCGCGGATCACGGCCGATGGCTGCGGCGGCTACGGCGTCCACGTCAGCATCGGCGCCCTACGGACGCGGGTCCTTGACGCCACGATCCGCAACGGCCTCGGCGTAGGCGGCCGGGGCGGGTTCGACGTCAACGGCGACCTTGACGGCGGCACCCGGGAAAGCTCAATCATCGCTGGGGTCCGCGTGGAGGATTGCGTGGGCACCGCGTTTCGCATCGACGGGGAGGGCAACCTCGTGTCGGGCGTGTCCGTGGAGGGCGGGGACGGTGGGATCGTCACCGGCACAGACAACGCGCTCGTGGGGTTCGAGATCAACGGCAACGGGTCCGCGTCGGATCAGCTCACCCTGTCCGGCACGAACTGTCGTGTGGCGAACGGGCTGGTGCGCGGCATGGTGGGCCCCGGCCGGTCCATGCTCGTGACCGGCGACGGATGTTCGATCACGAGCGTGGACCTGCACGACCGGCCCATGCGCATCGATGGTGTGGTCGGCCTGGTGGTCGGCAACCTCGGCGTGTACGTGCCGGAGTTCGTGCTTCCGTTCCTGGTGGCGGACGGGTCGACGGGCGTGGTCATGGACACGCTGCGGGTGGTGGGGGTGCTGGGCCCGCAGTTCGACGCTGATGGCACGGTCCTCGCTGCGCTGTTCGTGGAGGCTCTGTCCCCGTGCGTGTTCAACGGCGACAACATCCGTGTGGTGGGCGGCAACGTCAACATGGCCCCGACCGTGGCCGGCGTCGACGTCCGGCTCGTGGGTGTGACTGGCGCCGCGGGGAGCAGCGAGGCCCGGGGGGCAGCTCAGATCGCGGACGGGCAGGCGTCGGTGGTGGTCAACCATGGCCTGTGGGCGTCCCCCACCGCGGCGCTGGTGACGGCCAGGTCCGCTGTGGCGGTGGGGGTCACGGCGCGCACCGCGACCCAGCTCACCCTGACGCGGGTGGGCACGGCCGGGGCCCTGGACGTGGACTGGGCCGCCTGGGTCTGACCCCTCACGGCCGGGCATCATCGGTCGATGACCGGTCGCGGGTTAGCGTCGCGGCCGTGGCCATCACCGGCATCGACGTCTCACGACATCAGGGCGCGGTCGACTTCGGCGCGGTGAAGCGCGCCGGCTACGACTTCGCCATCATCAAGGCGACCGAGAGCACGAGCTATAGCTACGTCGGCTGGTACCGGGAGCACGCCCCGAAGGTCGAGGCCGCCGGCCTCGTGCTCGGCGCCTATCACTTCCTCCGAGGCGACCGTGACCCGGCCAAGCAGGCCCGCTACTTCGTCTCCACGGTCGGCAGCTTCCGCAACCGCATCGCCGTGGTCGACGTGGAGACGGCCGCCAACGGCACCAAGCCGACCGGTAGCCAGGTCCGGGCGTTCGCCGCCGAGTTCCGCCGCCTGGTGCCCGGCCACGTCCTCGTGATCTACACCGGCCGATGGTACTGGCGCGACACCATCGGCAACCCGACGGGCGCGGACATCGGCCCCCTCTGGCACTCCGAGTACGAGACCAGCCAGGCCGAGGTGAACGACGGGCCCGAGGCCGACAGCTACGGCGGCTGGACCGCCTGCACGCTCTGGCAGTGGACCTCGAGCGGCTCCTGCCCCGGCGTCGCCGGCCGCTGCGACCTCAACATCCTCAGGCGCGGCACCCTCGCCGACCTGACCGGCTCAACCCAGGAGGACGACATGCCCCTCACCAAGGCCGACAAGGGCATCATCAAGGAAGCCGTCGCCGAGCAGCTCGACGCCGAGGCCCGCCGCGTGTTCGGCATCACCAGCTACGACCAGGTGCTCGAGCTCACCTATCAGTACGCCCGCGAGGCGGCCAAGAACGACACGGCCAAGCTCGCCGCGGCGATCGGCGCCGAGCTCGCAGCGCGTGGCATCGAGGTCGACATCGACCCCGAGGCCGTCGAGGCCGCCATGCGCCGCGTGTTCGCCGACGCAGCGACCCCCTGACCCTCGTGCTCGACGGCGCGTTCCCCAGCGAGCTGGTCCAGGCGGTCGCCTCCGTCATCGCCGCGCTGGTCCTCACCAGCCTCGGCGCGCTCGGCGAGACGATCCGCCGCAACGCCAAGCAGGCCCGCCAGTCCATCGGCGAGGCCAACGGCGCCGGCACCGTGGTCCAGATGTGCGAGCGCATCCTCGCCGGCCAGGCCGGCCAGGACAACCGCATCGCCCGCCTGG